TGTTGCCAAGAGAGCCACACCTGCTGCAATCGCTGTGTTGCGCCAGGCAACGGCACTAAGACCAAAGCGTAAGAAAGCAAGTGATGGTTTACTGCCATCTGCTTCTCACTTAAAACAAAGTCCTAACTCAGACCACAATACAGGGTATGCAGTTGACCTAACCCATGACCCTAAAAATGGTATAGATTGTTTTGAGATATACGAGAAGTTAAAAGAAGATAAACGAGTTAAGTATTTAATATTCACTGGTAAAATTTGGTCAGCCAAAAATGGTGAAGCCAAATATACTGGAGTCAACAAGCATAATAAACACCTACATATTTCCATCAAAGATAACTGTGGTAATGACACATCACCGTGGTTTGGCTGGATGGGAAAAGCAACAACACTCAACAAGGTAGTAGCCTCAGTAAAGCCACTGCCAAAAAAGGAGAATCAATGAAGGATTTAATCGCGAGATTAAAAAGCAAAAAGACTAAGGCTGCAGTTAAGTCTTATCTTCGTGCAGTACTAGCCTCAGCAATTACCATGGGATTAGCCCTTGCTGCTGACCTAGCACCTGAATATGCAATTTTAATCGGCTCTATCGCAGGTCCACTCGCTAAGTGGGCTGACAAAACCGAAAGAGAATACGGTTTAGGTTCTAAATAACTTAATACTGTTTAAACAAAAGACCCCCGCAGTCAAGAGAAATCTTGATTAGCGGGGGCTTTTTTGTATGTTCGCCTGCTCTACCTATTTTCCCTTATAGGTACACCACACCGCGTTCCCCAACGCTGTACGGTTAATTAACTATACCATCTACTGGAGTAGGTGCGGTGACTAATGCACCACAACCAACACACTCTGCATCTGTAAACCATAAAGCGATTTCGCCATTTTGAAATATGCATTTGACTTTAAAAACTTGAACACCACAAGGGCAAACATGTGTTGGAATACCACGGTAATCTTGCTTGGCAGAGTGTTGCTTCCGCTTACGCTTCAGCAACCACATACACTTATCCTGTTCTGCACGAACAGGAGTATAGTCGCTATAACAAATTAAGTTACAATAGTGTAATTTACTTGGCGTGTCGCAGGATAGAGGAGCGAGGTAGGTGTAGACTCCTCTATTGCTATGACACTTGAAGAAAAAACTGGCAAGAACTACATCTCTCACAGCGCCATGAGTACATGGTTAAACTGTGGGTGGTCGTACTATCTTAGCCGAATACAGAAAGTGCCTGAGAACCCATCCTACTGGCTTGTAGGGGGTAAATCTGTGCACGAGTGCACCGAGTGGTATGACCGTATGGAACCAAAGATGCAACAGATTGCAGATGTAGATTGTCGTGCAGTCTTTGTGGACATTTGGCAAAAGAACTACGACTTGGCAAATAACGGGATGCCCTTCCGTGCAGGAGGTAGGTCAAGCAAACAGTATCCAAATAAAGAGGATGCTAGTTGGTGGTTAGAACACGGACCTAAAATGTTCCACTACTGGATTGAGTGGCGCAAACAAGAAAGACCTTACACTCCCTATCTACTTTCAGATGGTACCTTCGCTGTTGAAACAGAATTAAATGTTGAAGTTGGCGGAGTACTAATGAAAGGATTTCTTGATAGATTAATGGTATCTCCCGAAGGAGAACTTACTGTTATAGATATTAAGACATCAACAAAGGAACCAGCCAGCCACACACAACTAGGAACTTACGCCGTCATGTGTGAGAAAACCATAGGTGTTCGCCCTACTAAGGGTGCATACTTTATGGCTCGCACAGGGGAATTAACTACCCCCGTAGACCTAGACCATTACACAGAAAGTCGTTTAGGTTCACACCTAAGAGGCTTTAAGATTGCGATTGACAACAACATATTCATACCACAACCAGGATTTATGTGTGGTACATGTTCTGTCAGTCACGCTTGCTATGCAGTAAAAGGTAAAGATTCACATAAATACCCCGAACTAGGAGAAATAAATGAGTGAAAACACACCAATCCAAATCAACTTCAAAACCAAGAAAGATGGCATGTTAATTAACCTTCGTGCCAACGATGGTGCTGAACTTGATTTGTTATTAAACCAAATTACTGAACGCCTTGCTGCGTTAGTTGATTTGGAAAAAACAGTTGAGAGCATGGCTGTTGTAAAGAACGCCTTCCCTCAAGCACAAGTAGTTGGTTCACCATCTACACCTACAACAGCAGCACCAGCAGGTGCACCTGATTGTGCGTGTGGTGGAGGAAACATGCGTTTCGTACCAGCAGGTATTGCTAAATCTACTGGTCGCCCTTACAAGGCATTTTATGCTTGCCCTAAACCACAGGGTCAGGCTTGCCAAAACAAGGTTCCTGCATAGCAAATGCGCTTACTTTCTCGCGCAATCAGGACTGCTTCTCAGGGTGGTGCCACGCTTCCAACAGTGTGGCGCTCCCTGATGGAGCAACAGATAGCATTTAGGCGAGGCGAAGTTAGCATGGTTGCAGGACCACCAGGTGCTGGTAAATCTACCTTTGCCTTATCACTTGCTGTACATGCACAAGTGCCAACACTTTATATATCTGCTGATACACACTCTCATACTATGAGTTTGCGTTTGCTTGCCATGTTAACTAACAGAACACAAGCAGAGGTTGAACCTATGATGGAAGCAGATAGAGAGTGGGCAGCGCAGATGTTAAAACCTGCAGACCATATTATGTGGGAGTTTGATTCTGCACCAACATTAAAAGATATTGAAGATGCAATCCTTGCAGCAAGAGAACGCACTGGTAAGGATGTTGAACTTATAGTTCTTGATAATGCGGTTGATGTCACGCTAGATGGACAAGATGAGTGGGGTGGGCTACGCACCCTCATGCGTGAACTCAAATGGTGGGCACGAGATACTGGTGCTGCTGTGGTTGTCTGTCACCACACTAGCGAGGGCGTTACTGGTAACCCATGTCCACCACGCTCATCACTGCATGGGAAAATTGCACAGACTCCTTCTCTGATACTTACAGTATTTGGACAGATTGCTTCCATGGGTGTGTGCGCTGTTAAGAATAGATATGGACCAGCAGATGCCAATGGTGCTTCACCAGTTTGGTTATCTTACGACCCTGCAAGTATGCAGATTAAGGATGCAGTTACAACATGACTTGGGAATTAAAGTTAGTAGAAAATATGGGCGACTTAGTTGGCTCGCCAAATAGTGAAAGTGTAGTTGTTCCAACCGAACCACTGCTTGAAGATATGAAAAAACAGTTGCAATTTATACCGAAAAACTTCACTTGGACAGTGGGATGGAGAACTTATGTTTGGCAAGAAACGGAAAAAAAAGAATTTAAAGACCTTACTCAAGGTGAACATGACAAATTATATGCTGGAGAAACCCTCAGTCACCCCGAAGATGGTGGAGAAAGCGATAAAGGAATCGGAACTACCACAGGCGATGAAGGAAACTCTGCTCAATGAACTACCTGAGTTTGTGGAACACATTGATGAAGCGACAGATAGAATCTTCAACCCTTCCACCATCTGGATTGAAGCAGTCCAGTTTGCTGACTATGTGGGTCAACTTGCTGTACATCTCAAAGAACAACACGGAGAAGACTGCAGAGAAGAAATCGGCGAACGACTTGAATTAATGAGTGAGTCGTTTAAACAACTAGCAGAACATGCAATGTTGGTGATAGATAAACTAGAAGGTAGGCAAGATGGCGCACAGTAATAAAGAAACATTGTCTATAATTTGGTGCGACAATGGCACTACAGATGGCAAGTTTACAGAAGGTTTAGTTTATACACTGATACATGCTCCAACAGTAGGAGTACCAGTTAATAATGCTATTCGTGTGCAAGGCAATCAGATAGCAAGACAGCGCCAAGCAGCCATTGAAATGTGGCAAAAGGTTGGAACTGACTGGTCGTTATGGATTGACTCTGACATTGTATTAACACAAGATATGCTCAAGACTTTATGGGATACAGCAGACAAGGTTGCTCGCCCTGTAGTAAGTGGCGTTTACTTTATATCTAAACAGATGGAAGGTTCATTGATGCAACCTATGCCATGTGTATTTAATGAAGGTTCTAACCAGTATGAGGTTGCCTATCTACATCCTCTGCCTAAGAATCAAGTAGTTAAGATTGACAATGCAGGTATGGGTTTGGTCTTAATACATAAGAGTGTATTGAAAGCATTAAATGAAAAGTTCCCTGATGACTTTTGGTTTGGTGAAAGTAATGAGCGAGGCGATAAGTTTATTGGTGAGGACATTGCTTTCTTCCGTAAGGTTAGAGAGTCAGGTGTTCCTATCTACGCTCATACTGGTGTGATAGCCAAGCACATGAAGCGGTTTGCATTTGATGATGCATATTACAATCTTTATTGGGGAGCAGTTGAGTTATCGGAAAGGAGAGAGCGTGAGTCTGCAAAAGAGCAACAAGCGTAGAGGTGCACACTTTGAAATAGAACTGGTTGATTGGTTCTTATCTAATGGTTTAAACGCACAACGCTTACCGCGTTCAGGTCGTAATGATGTTGGTGATGCTTATGTACCAGGAGTTAATGGTGCTTATGTTGTAGAGGCTAAGGCTCCAAGGCGTGATGGTCGTATTGACCTATCGGGTTGGTTGCGTGAGGCTGATACCGAAGCAGATAACTATATGAATCAGAAAAAATTAAAGGTTAGACCAACACCTTTAGTAATAATCAAGGCAAGCAATAAAGGAATAGGAGAAGCGTATGTCGTTCAGAGGCTCAGTGATGTCCTCCCCAACCTCTAAGCACGACATAGTAAAAGTACTAGAGCATTATGGTTTTACCGTTCCAACAAATCGTGGTGGATGGATGTCAGTTAGATGTGCATTTCACAATGACCATGTAAAGTCTGCTCGTTTAAACATTGATAACGGTGGTTTTAGATGTTTTGCTTGCGACATGGCTGGTGATGTTTATTCAATTATTATGAAACGAGAAGGAGTTAATTATGGTGAGGCTCTCAAAATCGCAGAGGGAATTACTGGCGAGGGCAACAGAGAACTACGAAAGAAACCTAGGAGAGGCGCTTCCATATCTAGCGACTCGCGGTATAACAGAAGCAACGGCTCGTATGTTCCGCCTCGGCTTCGTGGCGAATCCTGAAACAGGACATGAGTTATATCAAGGTAAGTTAGCAATTCCATACCTAACACCATCAGGTGTAATTGATATTCGTTTCCGTAGTTTAAACAATGATAGTGGACCGAAGTATCTTTCTCGCCCTGGTGCTACCACTCACATCTATAATATTGGCGCACTGACTCAAGACAGTAGCATGTTAGTTGTTTGTGAAGGTGAGATTGATACCATCATTGCAACTCAAGTTGGCTTTACTGCAGTTGGATTGCCTGGTGCTAACAACTGGAAACCATACTACTCAAGAGTACTTGATGGTTGGGATAAAATTATGTTGTTTTGTGATGGTGATAATGCTGGCAGGGAAATGGCTAAGACAATTAGCCGTGAACTAGACAATGTATTCCCTGTGTTCATGCCCGATAATCAAGATGTTAATGATGTATTCTTAACAGAAGGAGCAGATGGCTTACGCAGACGAGTGGGTGCCTAACCTTGGCTAAGAACTCATCGTTTGATTTAGACTTTGGATATGGAAGAAAAGGAGAACAACTTGTTGAAGAACTACTCACCGAAGGTAGAACTGTGGAAGTCAAGAGAGATAGAAAGTGGTACAAAACAAACAATCTATACATTGAAACTTCCTGCTATTTTAAAAAGACCGAAGCATGGGCAGATTCAGGGCTTTCGGTTACAGAGGCTGCGTATTGGGCTTTCGTTCTACAGGTATCGGTCATCATGGTACCTACACCTGTACTTAGGTACGCAGTAGATAACTTTGGTAGAGAAATAACTTGCGAGATACCACCCAATTTAAGTAAAGGTTATCTAATAACAGTAGATGACTTGATGACTGCGACTAGAAAGTACAATGATGAGCCAGCCAATGGATGAACAAGATAAAGTTTGGGAAACTATTTATAGTATAGCCCGACAGGTGGCAAGCCGTTCTAATCGCATCCATCGTGGGCTTGTAAGTACTGATGATTTATACCAGCACATGTCCTTATGGGCATTAGAACACTGGCATAAGATTGAACAATGGCAGAAGGAAGAAAGTTTAAAGTATAAATTACGCAGAACTTTTTACAATGAAGCACAGAAGTATGTGGCTAAAGAACGCTCAAGATATTCTCGTTCGCCAATGTCAGATTCTTTTTACTATACCCATCAAGTATTGCATGAGTTATTACCTGATGTATGGGAGCATGTTGGTTGGGTTGATACACCTGATATGTCGCAGGAGTTTATCTCACATACAAGCAAGCCATCAGAGGGTGGCAATAGGTTAGCCTTGTTATCAGATGTTGCCTTTGGTTTAGACCGTTTAAACAAGAACGATAAAGACTTGCTCCGTATGCGGTATGCACAGGGTGGTATGGATTTTGCTGCACTCGCTGAAACTTATGGTGCAAGTGATGAAGCCATACGCAAGCGTGTCAAGCGTGCCTTGGATAAGTTGCAAGATAGGCTAGGTGGAGAGCCACCTGTTTGGCGTGGTCGTAGGCGGATTCGTAGCAATGCAGAAGCACAAGCAGAGATAAAAAACCAAGAAGAAAGAGGGGACTAAATGCAATCTATATTACTGGAGTTACAGATGATGCTCCTTGATTTAGAGTTCTATAAATTAGTGTTAGAGATATTTATTAGTTTGGGTATAAATTGATTATCGGATTAAGTGGCTATGCAAGAAGTGGTAAAGATACAGTTGCTGAGTTGCTTTGTTTAAACTATCAATTTAAACGCATCTCTTTTGCCTTGCCTATTCGTGATGCTATCTATACATTGAACCCATACCTTGATGAAAAGATTCGTGTCAGTGATGAGGTTGAGGATTACGGTTGGGATGTAGCCAAGTCTAATCCTGAAATGCGTAGATTATTACAGGTGTTTGGCACAGAAGTTGGGCGTAATTTATTTGGAGAAAACTTTTGGATTGAGCAAGCGTTTAAACGAGTGAAAGAATATGAGCGGGTTGTCTTTTCTGATGTTCGCTTTCCTAATGAAGCCGATGCTATCAAGGAACAAGGCGGTAAGATATGGCGCATAAACAGGCGTAGTCATAGCGCTGTTAATTCACATGCAAGTGAACATGCCATGGATAATTATTTGTTTGACCATGCAATATATAACAATGGAAGTTTAGATGATTTGTCTAATGAAGTATTTGCATTGATGCATAATGTATATAAAATTTAGAAGGCACCCACCATCGGGACTGGAACCTAGGTGAGTGCCTCGTAGGGAAGTGTATCGTACATATCAGGCTGAGTTCAACTCCTCTCGTGTCGGATACAGTGTGATTTCACTAACTGTCCAACCTAAATTTCTTCTCATTGCTTTTCGTGCCTTGGCGGTTGCTCCACCCCATGTTCCAAACATCTCGTGTGCTAACCCCCACTCTAAACACTCTGCTTTAATCGGGCACTGACCACATAGTTTTCTTATTATGTAGTCAGGGTTTTCTCTTTCTTCTACAGGATAGAACAGTTCAGTATTGATGCCAACACATGAGCCTTGTTTAAACAGTGCAGAGTTATACTGCAAGGTATAGTTTGTTGCTCCGTTTGGTGCTTTTTTTTCTTTTAGTATCTTATGATACTTTGGTTTCATTGACATACCCTGCTCCAATCATATAGTCCAGTACGGTTTTCAATATAACTTCACACTTAATTCCATCACGCAAGGTTGCTGGTTTGCAATCCTCTACTGACCAAGTAAAGTGTTCATCAATCAAGTGATTAGTTAGTTCACTGATGATTGCCTCATTAGCCATTAGTACCACCCCCTTCCGAGATTACTTCCGAGTGCTTTACATATATTGCCACCATATTTTCTTTGGATATATGCAAGCCCTGC